TTCAATTCTTTTTCGGCGTCTAATTTTATTTTTGTTATTTCTTGCGCTTGTGCTTGCTCTAAAATTTTAGTGTCCTCTCCGTTTTGTTTTGCAAGCTCAATCAATCTAAAATACTTGTCAGATACCGCTTGAACTTCTAAGTCCTGTCTTGTTTTTAATGAATCAAAATAAGCGTTTTCAACCGTTTCAATTTCTAAAATTAAATTGTTTTTATCCTCTATTTGTTTTAGGTTATACTTTGACCTTATCAAATCAAGTTCTTCAAGTTGTGCCTGCTCTAATGATTTAGTGTCTTCATTATATTGCTTAGCTAATTCAATCAATCGAAAATACTTGTCGTTAACGTCTTGCACTTCTTTTTGTTGTATGCTTAACCTCCTATCATTTGCTTCAGTATTCGCTTGCTCTAATTCTGTTAATGCTTGATTGCGTGCTTGAGCGTTTATTCTACTAACTTCATTTTGTAACTCAATTTGTGCTTTTAGTAATTCTTTGTTAGTTTCTTGCTGTTCTTTTAATCTTTCTTTTTGTGCATCTGAAAGAGTTTTGTTATAAGAAGCGTCCAAAGATTTAGATTCAGCATATAAATTTTTTAAATTCTCTTGAGCTTCTAATCTTTTTTGCCTTTCAGCAGCATTGTTTCCAATAAAGGTATTTAACAAAACATTTTGGTCAAATATTCTTTTATTTACTATTTCCTTTTCTTTTTTGTAAATATCTTGCTCGCTTGCCCCTCTTGCCCTTAGTAGTTGTAACTCTCTTTCTTTATCGTTTAAACCACCTTTTGCTGCGTTGCGTTCCTTTTGTCTTGCCTCAGCAACTTGACCTAATTGTTCAGCATATTTTTTATTCTCTTCATTTAATCTTTTTTGCTTTTGTATATTGTCCTCTATTTCGTCGTTGTACTTATCCATTAAATAAATAGCCGTACCAATAGCAGCAATAACTAAACCAATACCAGTAGCCATTAATGCTCCTTTTAACGTTGCAAATGCTGTAACAACTTGATTCTTTACAACAGACGCTAAAGCTATCATTGAATCTTTTAAGCCTCCTAAAGATTGTAATCCTTCAGCTAAAGCCATAGCACTTTGAACCTTCAATAGTTGTTCTTCTACTGCTTTACTTTCAACACCTACCAATCCCAAAGCGCCTTGATAAGCAGCAAATCCACTCGCAACACCTCCCAAAGATGAAGATAACGCTTTGAACTTTGCGTCAGGATTAAACGCATCCGTTAATGCTTTCGCATCTTCGATTTGGTCTTTTAGTTCAGCTGCTCTTTTCGCTGCATTGGCTGCCTCTTTAGAAGTCACACCAAACTGCTCCGATAACTTAGCTACTTCCGCCTGTGCCTCTCTAAGCTGTGATTTTAGCGAACCTAAATTATTCTTAACCTCTAATTCAATTATTTTCTTTTCTGCCATCTTTCAGCTTGTTTTAATAATAACTCTCTTTTAGCTTGTTTGTAGCTTTCACGCACGGAATTTGTAAGTTTATATTTGCCCTTAGCGATATCTATTATTTCGCTTTGCCCGTAGAAGTCATTAGACTTCAATAGTTGTATAATTGTATTAAGCATCTTGGTAAATTGTTAAATAAGATTCTCCGTCTCTTGTTAGTCTTGTATCTTTTGGTAGTCCTGTTGTATTTTCCAACAATGTGACATTTAATAATTGGCTTGAGTAATATGTTGTGCATATATCTTCAACACAAAACTCAAATTGCGAAACGCCATTTTGAATGAAAACTGGAACTTCAACTACTGTTGCAGCTGCACTTTGAACAGGAACATTAACGTTTGCAATTTGTCTAAAATCATTTATCAATGCTAAATCCACGTCTCCCGTTGTTAGGTTTACTTTCATCTCGTTAATAATATAACGTTTGTCTCTAATTATTAACCTATCGTTTAGCTTTAAACTTGTAAGCAATGAAATAGGGAATAGTGCCTTAACGTTTGTTAGTCTGTTTTTAGGGTTGTATAGGTTTTGTAAATATCCATCGTAATAATTTAAATACAATGAATTGTTTATTGACGTACTATCAAAAGCACTACCTTCTACTGAAAAGTGATTTGAATATAAAGCATTGTTGTATGTTAATTGATTAGTTAACGGTTTGTATGTGTTTACTATTGCAGTTGAAACACCTGTATTAAAATAAAAAGAAGTTGCAACAGAATTTTCATTGTAATAAAGTAATATCGGTTTGTTGTCATAACTATCAACAGAATTTACACTATCTAATAAGAACGCTCTTGGAGGTTCTGAAGTATTTGTTGCATCTTCTTTTGTAAATGATATATTTTCAAACGGAACGTCAATTTTATATTCTTCACCGTCATAGTTAGGGAATGATTCTTTTACACTTCCAAATTCACGTGAAAATCTTGAATCATATTCTTTATTTATAAAACTTTCTGACTTCTCATAATTAAACGAAATCTCTTTATAAAGTTTGTGGCGTTCAATAATTATTTCATCCGTGTCTACATACTTGGTAATATCTACAACTGCCCCCTTTGAATACCAATCATCCAATGGCTCTACCTGGAAGTTGTCTACCGATGTAGCGTAACATGTTAGATTAAACATTTTAAATATACCACTTAAAAAATCAGCTATCTTAATGTCAGGCACATGGTCAGTTGGATTTAAATAATTTGTAGTTGTAACATTTGCACATGTGATATATGTATTTGTTGAAATACTACCACCTCCTAAAACTACAATTAAAGGTGACGCACTTGTTAGCTGTGAATTTGAACGTAATCTAAATGTGTAGTTCCCTGTACTATTTGATAATGGAAACTGATAAGGAACGCCACTCGTACCTATTGCTGTATATAATGTAAATGTATTTACAAGTTTTCCGTCTAAGTAAACATCTAAAAAACACTGCTGAACAGTTGAATGAGTTATCTTAATCGTGAATTGACCAGCAACTTTTACCATTGTGTTATTTGCTAAACTATAAGTAGCAGTATTGCTTGCCATAGTGCCGGTAATAAAATCTAATTCAACAGAAAATACTTCCCTAAATGATTTTCTATTTTTAAGCAATAAAAATAACTCAGTAAATAATTTTTGATTGAAAAAATTTGAGTTAAATGATACGTTATATTTTGTTTGTATTGTCTCAAATATCTTTTTTACACGCAACGATGGAAATAATTCGTTATAAACAATAGGGTAACTGCTATTACTAATATCCGTATTTGAACCATCTCCATAACTCCATAGCCTATTAGATGAAATTAAAGGAAATCTAATATGAGAAAAAACATTGTTTGTTGTAAGCTCTGTCCTTACTGCACTTCCATTGTAAGTCATACCATAACTACTCAAATCTAAATCCTTTAAAGTATCATCTCCAAACTTATCCTTTAAGCTTGTTAAATCGCCGTAAAACGTTATTGAATAGCTTTCAACTCTACCTTTAACAACGTTTGAACTCTCAATTGATATTTTACCACTACGAAATGGAATAGTGCCTATTTCGATAAATGCGTTTCTTCTTATGTTTGGGTTGTTTTCCGCATCTACATCTACATCAGTTTGATAAAAATGATTAAACAATCTATTATTATGTGGAGATGCGGGAATAGTAAACGACTGAGTAAAATCCGTGTAAACTTTTGCTAAATCTTGAACGTTTTGAATTGAACTATTTATTTGTATCTCCTCATCGTTGAACAACTCTAACTTCTCGTAATTATCAGTCGTTACCTCAATGTAAATATCTACCTTTCTCATTATACAACGCTATTAATTAAATCATACGCAAATTCAAACTCTAAGCTATAATTGATTTGCTTAGTATTAATCGACTTGTTTAGTTCAATCGACTTAGTTTTAAGTATTGCAGGCTTCTCATCAACTAACACTTTCTCGCTAAGCATCAATTGTTTTAAGTTGTCTTTAAAATCTTCCTCTACCCATCCACTATTGACCTTAATACTTTGCGTACCGTTTTGATTGTACGTCGTGCGTTGACCACCCGTCAAGCTATAATCATACGGCTGCATTAAGTTGTAATCTTTATTTGTCACTTCGATATTATCGTTCGAAGCTTTGAAGAAAAACTCCCTTTGAAAGGCTCCATGTTTATTTATGAAGTCAACCTTTACGGGCGTATACAAACATTCTTCAACAGGCTTGAATGTCCATTCAGCTTGAACTGAACTACCCGAATCAATTATTTGTGTCAACCATATTTCTGTAAATCTACTATTATACGCACGAGGGAAATAATAGAAACCTTGAGTAAGTGAAGAGCTTAAATAAGTAACACCTTCAGGGTCTGTCCATCTTACCTTATCGCCTGTTTGAACACGAGCTAATATAAAACCAGGATTTGACCCACTATGATAGTAGTATGTTTTTTCATCCAATAAGTAATCGCCACCATTATAGTTAGTGCCATCTGCAAATTCTGAATAACCATCCGTTGCGATTTCATCTATTGTGTCAATCAATGACTCAGTAGCTCCTACGGTCTTGTATCTCTTTACTCTTACATTTAAGGTTTGAACACTAAGGTATGTAGACGTTAAAGATGTGATATTTGAGTAGTAATTGTGGTCAAAGTATTCACGAATATATGGTGCAATATCGTAATAAGTTGTCGGTGCGTTTGAAGCAGGAATAGCCTTACTTAAGTTATATTGTGGTGTAGCGCTGAACGTTGTTGCACTAATAAATAACTCTATTCGTGTACTGACTTGGTCTGTTTCGTTAATGCTAATAATATATGGTGACCTTGCTCTAATCATTTTGGTTGTTTAATTGAGTAGTTAAAAATCTTTTCTAAATCTATTTTCAAGTCGTTGACTAATTCTTGTGGTAAACGTTTGTAAGCTGCTTCAAAAGGCTTTGTGAAAAACAAAGTAGGACGTAACCCTTTAGCATAAATAGACTTTGTTATAATCCACGCTGTAGAATCGTAACTCATGAATTTGCCTTGCTTATCTTTGAATTGAAACTTGCGTGCCTTAACCCATCTTTGTATTCCCTCCGTTAATCCTCCTTTCTTACCTTTACCACTTCCAAACTTATACGGCGAGTTAGGTGCTTTCGCACTTGACTTCTTACCCCTTACCCCTTTGTCTTGGTAGTTTCCGTATTCCTCCATTTGGAAGTTTAGGTAGTAACCTTTAGCGTATACCTTTGCTTGACCTTTTAAAGAGTTGTATAACTTTCGTGTGTTGTTATGCGAGCCAAAAGGCGCACGTCCCTTCGTTAAATTAGTACGTGCTTGTTTAATTACGGAAGCCTTAAAGCTATCCAACGCCTCCTGTAGCCCCGACTCCCTTAAATCTGCTAACATATTGTCATTTCGTTAGGTGCTAATATGTCAAATGTCATAGTCCAGCCAGCAACCGCATCTGTAAATCGGTCAACAAATGGCTCACAACTTGCTGTATCGTCCAAAACTTCATAGCCAGCATCATTAATATCGCCCCTTCTTACCCTCTCAAATATCCTGTTCAATATGCTTAACGTAGTATTTAATACGTCATCCTCGTTGTCATTACCCTTGAATATATCCGTTACATCATCTTTACTAATATCAACTATCGACATCATAACTAAAGATATGTTATACACCGTTGTATTACCTCTGAATGCTACATCATTGAATATTATGTGACACAACGGGTACATATCCTGTTTAGCATTTGTAATTTTATCAAGGCTTCCCTTAGTAACTCTATTCACTAAAGGGTCAGCAAGTATACTATCGTGTAATAAAGTAGATAGGTTATAGTAGTTTTTCATGTGACTTCTTTAATTGATTAACTTCAATTCTACTTTTTTGTTGTTCGAAGGTTAAAAAAGTTAAGCACTGATGAAGTCCCAGCGCTGTAACTTCGTCAAATCTTCTAATGTCTCCCTGAGCAACGTGATAGATTGAGCTATACCATCCCCACTGCTTTGAGAATTGAACATTTTCGCTATACGGGTTTTGTTCTTCATTTTCTCCAAAGAGGACAGCGTACTGTTTATTAATGCGATTCCTAAAGTCCAAAAAAAAACCGAGGCGGGCAGCACAACGTCTAATGGCGCATATCTTAATACCTCTGAGTAACTTAAATCGCCACGGTAAGGTTCTATTTCATATTTACCTTTAACGTCCTTTACAATCGGTCTATACATTACTGCTAAAGCTTTGTGTATGTTTTGAAAGTCTCCTATGTTAGCTTCAATATCTATGTACTCTCCCCATGATATTTCTTCAAGGTCAGGAATGAAACCAAACTCTACATTGTTTAATTTGAATCTATGTTTGAATGCTGTCTTTTCATTGAATATTTTATTGAAGTGTTGCACCAATTCAATAACGGTTGACGCTTTCATTTTAACAACTTCTTTCAATTCAAGACCGCAAAAGATTTCAATCATTTTTTGGAATACAAACTCTTTATCGTCCGAGTTGTTAAGTGTTAGCATGTACTTTTGATACCTATCTAAACTAATCTCGGATAGGTTGGAAGGTATTTCAATTTCAATCTTCATAAATATTTTCTATTTCAACTTCGTAACCTAACTTTTCAAGTATGCCTTGAACTATTGTATCGGTGTCTGTATTTCCAAAATCAAGTTCTTCACCGTTTACGGATGTTTTTGTAAAATCTCCACTGCAACACCCATCACCACAATAAGCACCGTAATGTTTAAATGTTATTTTTACTTGCATTTTTTTTTAATAATAAAATTAATAATATTACAAATACAGGGGTTAGTAGCAAAAACCATAAATTAATACTAAAACTAATAATAAATAAAATTGTAATTACATACGCTGCATAATCTCTCATTATCTCACTTGCATTACTTTCGATTTAACACCTTTCCAATACTTCAAAGTAGCTTCCGCTTTCGCTACTTCGTTATCGATTGACTCAACGCATTGGAACTTCCAATTGTCTCCATATTCATCTTTGTAAGCATCGGCTACCTTTACCGCGCTTTCGTTGATCATTTGTCTTAGTGATTTACCTGATTCCATATTTTCCTTTATTTGGGTTAGCTAACTGATAACTAACTGCATAGCGAAGTGCATCTAATCCATGATTGAACTTATCAATCGGAGTTTCGGACTTCTTTTCTAACCAGCAATAGTTATTTAATTCTTTTATCAAATCTACGGAATTTTCGTCAATAATAAGGTCGTAGTCTTGTAATAAACTTATCCCATATTTTACCGAATCTGCTCCCTTGATTGTTGGCACAATATTTAAACCTTGTGCCTTTAGTTCATTAATCAAACGTGGCTCTGCATTGTCTGCAACGATTAAATCACGTCCTGCAAATTGTCTGTTTAGTTGTGCTAATTGTGACGTTGTCAATCCTGTTTGATAAATATGCAGTCTAACATAAATTATCTTGTTAGTTTTATCAATCGACGTTTCAACTAATGTAGATGGGTCTGTACTGAATCCGTAATCCTGACCAAACACCGACCCATTATCGTTGTTGAATGCTCCAATCCTCCAATTGGTAAAGATAACTCCTTCTGCTTTATCCAACCATCCACCAAGAATAGTATGTTTATACTTATCTGGACGGCGTTCTTTTATCGTTTTTATTTGATTTAAGAAACTTTCAGATAAGTTTGATATGTTATCCCGGTAGGTTGTGTGAATATACGTTGTATCGCCTTTAATTGTATTGACTCCAGCTTCAACTCCTCTACTCTCAAAGAATTTCTGATATATGAAATGCTCTTTTGTTGCAGGGTTAAGAATAAGTATTACCCTATTTTGTTTTTCTTTATGTCTTATTGAATAGTCAATCTTATCAAACGTGTCTTCATCAGTCAACTCCTCAGCTTCATCTAACACCCATGTAGTGACTCCAGCCAATGATTTAAGATTAGCTGTTTGTGTTCCTGAACTTGTTTTGATTCCTTTGAATAATATCTTACTACCTGTCCTTAAATTAATGATTTCATCCTTGGTAATATGAAAGTCTGAGTGTTTATCTAATATATCAATCTTATCAATAAATTCAGGTATAATAGAGACGTGAGCAGAAGTAAGAGTGTACCTTGTAAATAAGATAACATGGTTGGTTTCGTATGTGAGTAGTAGTAGTAGTAAATTAATAGAATATGACTTACCACTACCCCGACCACCTGTAACAATGAAATATCTGCTATCATTACCGAATGCTTTATATTTCGGATTCAGTATTACCAAAACTTATAATGTCTTTTAAATTCATTCCTGTAACATTAACATCAGATTCAATTCTTTCTTTTGGTTTACCATAAGAGTATTCAATGATAATCTTTGATGCACTAATTTTATCAGCATCTTTTGACTTATCACTAACTACGATATTAGCTAAACATTGAATAGCGTCTAATGAATAAGGCATCATTAAATCTCTGATTCTATTCTCTTCGTCTTTTGGTTTACGTCCAGCTCCTGGTCTTGCTCCTCCTGTTCCAGCCATTGATTTTGTATTGTTTATTCAATTACCCTAAAAACGCTCCTTCATTTTCATAAGCATTATATACTTGTTTGATTTTACGAAGCATATCGTTCAAACAAGACGCACATGAAGTTGGTTGCTCGTTGGTTTTAAACACTCTATTATAAACCTTTAGGAATTGTAGTTGCTCTGAAGGTTTTACTCTTACCGTCATTTTAGGAAGTAAGTAAGTAAGCTGTTCGTGCTCTACTTCTGTCAAGCATTCAGGAGTTCTATAAGGGAATAGTTTGTTTAGCTTTTCCTTTCTTGCTTCGCAGTTACAGTCTTCACCCGCAATAAAATGAACAAGCTTGTCAATTCCTGTTGCCTCTGTAAATTTAGCTACTGTATCGCCAAATCCTTTTGATACTCTTTTTGCCATATTTTTAGTTTTCTTTTACATTTTTTAATCGTGTGAAAAATCGAGGTCAAAGATATCTTTGTTTCCTTTTCAAGTTCACGCATACTTTTACCGCTTCGCAAATATAATAAGAATAGTTGTTGGTCGAACCATTCCCATGTTTTTATTTGTTCTTCAACGCTTTGATAGTATAACTCTATTTCATGCGTTTTGTTGTTTTCATCTTCTGATAGGTCTACCATAAGGTCAATGTCTACCATTGAAATTTCTCGCTTGCAGTAGTCAAAAAATATGTTGCGTAGCATTATCCAAATGAATGATTTTGTTATCACTTGCCCTTTCCCGTATTTATGAAAACGAATGTACATATCTTGTACAATATCTTCGGCTTCGGTCTTTGCTCCGAACCGTTTTACGATACGCACCCATTCGTCGTGGTGCTGTGCTATTTCTGTTAGATTCATAACGAAAAAACCCCTACAATGTAAGGGTATTAATTTAGTCTTTAATAAACGTTCCGTCCAAAGTTTTTCCTTTTCGGTATTCAATAACTTTAAACGCCCGCTTTGCACAGTCTTCTAATGAGTAGCCCATTTGATTAGCCAATATTACTAAGGTGATGTAAGTATCGCCAAGCGCATCTATTGTTTCGGTTATATCTTTTTTTAGGATTGCTGAAGATAGTTCCCCAACTTCCTCCATGACCTTTGCAAGCTGTTGAAACTTATTGTCGGGGTTGTCTAAGTTACGAGCCTTTGCCCAGTTGATTATTTCTCTTTCCATTCTTTTAAATATAACTCAATTAAAAATTTTGTTTTTTCAAGGTCTTGAACAAAGTTACCTTTTTTTCTGCATCTTACCACTCTTTTGATAATATCACTTTCCCATGCGTTCAGTCCGTGTTGGTGTGCAAATAAGTACAGGCTTCCGTTATCATTGTTGTAATAGCTTGGTGTGTTGTCGGTCACTACTTCAAAATATAATTCAACTGTGTCAAATTGTTGCTCCTGTCCTTTGTCGTTTATTATCCACGTATAGCTTTTATTTTGCCTTAAAACGTCGTACACTTTACCATAGGTTACATTGGCAAAATACTTTTTAATACATCTTAACTTCATAAATCAAACACCTTTAATGACTCTGCAAATTTACCATTTTCTTTTAATTGGAGTAACATTTCGGCAACAATTTCACGCGTTTCTTGTTGTGCATCTGACTTCAAACGTTGTTTACATAATCGGATGAATGCGTATAGTGATCCTGTCCAAATCATAGTTGTGTTAAGATTCAAAGGTAGAATAGTACGTGCTTGTTCTTTTGATACTCCTAATTCAATTAGCTTTTTATAAGCATTCTGACAAAACTCTTTTACTTCGTATTCAATAACGTTGCAAGCCTCCTGGCCGTACATGTCCAAAGGTTCTGCACTGCCTTGCTTGCTGTCTTTGCTTTGTGTACGCCACTCGTTAATAAGTGTGTATGTATCACTGAAGTCGACGTATCTACCTGATATTGAATTATACTCAACTCCGATTTGCGTTTTAATTAATTGTCGCTCTACATAGATAGGGACTTGTAACCGGAATTGTACTCTTGCATGAGCGTAGCAGCTCCAATGATTATTCCTAGCTAAATAGCTTATTAATCTATTGTTTTGTTCTGTTGTATAATTATCCGACTTCTTATCAAAAGAAGCTCTCGCAACATCTAAAACCATAGTGTCCGACCCGAATACATTTAATAACTCAATTTTACTCATAATGTTTTGTTTTTTAATTAGTTACGACCCACAGAACAAACAGTCATTTTCATCATCATCCAAATCAGGATTGTCTACTATTTCGGGGTTAAGTTGTTTCTTTAACTCATAAATCTTTTGCATTATCTCTCCATCTTGAAATAGGTCACCCGTTAATTTAGCCTTAAGCTCTTCGATTTTTTTCTCAATTTCCATCATCGTACTTGTTATAAAAGGCTTTGCAAATCATGCGCCCTACGTTAATTACTCCTTTTCGGTTCTCTCTGCGCTTCCACCTATCGATGTCGAATGCTATCGCTATCATCCATCGGTTGCGGTTCTTGTTGTCCTTTTTCATTGTATCTCGATATTAATGTTTTCTTTGAACGCATCTATCTGTTTGATAACATTGGAATAGGTCTGTGCCATTGTCTCGTTGTTGTTTTCTACAAAGGTAGCTGCAAACCTTTCAACTCCTGTGATAAAAGCATTTATAGTTTGCTTGATTTCTCGTTTGTGAAAAATGTTGTCGCTAACATCATCTAAGGAATGTAAAGCTGATTGACAAAGCATTGTTGCATGTGCTATGTGTTTGTAATATTCTATCGCTTGCTGACGTTTAGCCTCAGACAAATCGCTGAGGCTTGTAACTTTTTTTTTCATTTAAAATGGTTCTGTTGATTCAACTTTGTTTACTCTCCACGCTTCGTTATTCGTGAAATACTTACCCTGCCATTCGGTTGTTTTAAAGTTAAAATGCACTTCAACCTCTTGGTCTACCTTATTGTATTGCAAGAACTTATCTACTTTCTCAGTTCCAAAGATACTGAACTTCGCACTCTGAGGATATTGGCCATCATTTTCCTTTACTACAAACTCGATTTTCTTGTTTGCTCCTACCTCAATCACTTCCAATACGTTAGTGATTGTTCCTAAAAATTTCATTTCGTTTTTCATCTTCTTTTATTTTATTGTTAATTCTTCCTCATTTAAAGCGTAATACAAGTTTTGCAATTGGTGAACGTGTTTAATTTCCATTAAAAAAAAACATCTAGCATCTGAAAAATCATTATTATAACACCAAGCGCCATCCATTTTTTTTATAGAATTATGCCAATCTTCTTTGTTTTTTATAACATAGTTTTTATCAGCTGCATGGTATTTAAACCCTAACTTTAACAACCATTCTTCTGTTAGTAGTATTGGTTGTATCATGTAATCGTAAATTTCATTATTATTTGAATTTTCCTCTAATGATGTTGTGCTATAACCTCCATTTAC